ACCCTCCATATCCCCCAGGTCAACGGGCCCGGTGACGACCCGCTGCTGAAGGAGGCCATCCGCTTCGTCCGCGAGACGCGCCGCGCTTCGATCTCCGCCATCCAGCGCAAACTCAAGATCGGCTACAACCGCGCGGCACGCCTGGTAGAGGAAATGGAATTGCTGGATATCGTCGGGCCGATGCAGGGAGACGGATCTCGCGAGGTTCTGTCGTGAAGTCGCCCCCATCGACGATGCAGAACGAAACGCTCGGGCACATCCGAGCGTTCTGGGCGGAGAAAGGCTACGCACCCACCGTCGCAGAACTGGCAGCCAAGGCCGGCGTCCGCCAGTTCGCCATCCAGCAGCGCCTGACCGCCCTCGAGAACAAGGGCTACATCCAGCGCGACCCGAAAGTGGCGCGCAGTATCCGCCCGCTCTAACGCCACCCGCCGAGCGCCCCACCCGGGGCGCTTTCTCTTTCAGCACGCACCGGACGCCGCCCTGTGGGCGATTCAACCATGCCTCGTGGGCCGCCCGCGTCAGGCAGGGCGGCGTCCAGTGCCTGTTTCCCATCTTTCACGACACCAAGGAGCCCATCGCATGACCACGAAGGCAGTATTCGCGCCGGACGATGAGGTCAGCTTTCTCTACCGGGAGAAGCACCGCTGCCGCGGGATCGTGCTGAGCAGCCACGCCCAAGGCTACGTGATTCTCAAATGCACCAGCGGGTACGCGGAGGGCAGAACGCTGGCCGTCAATTTCCCCGCCCTGAAAAGGATCGACCCCGAGCCCGCCTCCGCAAATCTGGCCGGCCCGCGCCAAAGCGACATCTTCGCCGCCGGCGCCCAGCGCCTGCAGATGACCGAGAGCATCGAGCTGACCATTCAGAGCATGCAGGCCTACGGCGCCGATCATGAGCACTGGGCTGTGGCCTGGTCTGGCGGCAAGGACAGCACCACCACGCTAACGCTGCTGATCTGGCTGATCGACACAGGCCGGGTCAAGGCGCCGAAGACGCTGACCGTGTTCTACGCGGACACGCGCCAGGAACTGCCGCCGCTGGCCATCGCGGCGCACCAGATCATGGACGAGTTGCGGGACCGCGGCATCCACGTCGAGGTGGTATGCGCACCCCTCGACAAGCGCTTCATGGTCTACATCCTGGGTCGCGGCGTGCCCCCGCCGAACAACAACACGCTGCGCTGGTGCACCCGCCAGATCAAGATCGACCCGATGCAGGCCGCCCTGGAGCAGCGCCTGGCCGCGCTCGACGGGAACGTGCTGATGATCACTGGCGTGCGCCAGGGCGAGAGCGCCATCCGCGACAAGCGGATCGAGATGTCCTGCGGTAAGGACGGCGCCGAGTGCGGCCAAGGCTGGTACCAGAAGGTCCTGCCCGAGGCAAAGGGCCTGAAGGGCCGGCTCGCCACCCTCGCCCCGCTCCTGCACTGGCGCGTCTGCCACGTCTGGGAGTGGCTGAAGCACTGGGCGCCACTTGCCGAGTTCGGCGACTGGTCCACCGCGATGATCGCCGATGCCTACGGCGGCGACGAGGCCGAGGAGATCAACGCTCGAACCGGTTGCACCGGCTGTCCGCTGGCCAGCGAGGAGAAAGCGCTCGAAACCGTGCTGGCCATGCCGCACTGGGCATACCTGGCGCCGCTGCGCGGCCTGAAAGAGCTATGGCGGGAACTTCGCGAGCCCCAGCACCGCCTGCGCAAGGCCGGCATCGAGCGGCTGAAGGACGGCAGCATCGCCGCGAACCCCCAGCGTATGGGACCGATCCTGCTGGAGTCCCGCTTGATGGGCCTGGAGCGCGTACTGGCCATCCAGGCCGAGTGCAATGCCGCAGCCGACCGCCTCGGTCGCCCTCACATCGACCTGATCAACGCCGAGGAAGAGGCCCGCATCCGCGAGCTGATCGCCGCCGGCACCTGGCCGGATGGCTGGGACGGCGACGAGCCGATCGCTACCACCCCTCTCGACAAAGTCTTCGCCGACGGCGCGGTACAGCCGCTGCTGTTCGTATAAGGAACCCTCTGCATGATCATCAAGCGCACCCTCTACCACTTCCACTTCTGCTGCGGCCTGGGCGGCGGTGCCGCCGGTTTCAACCGGGCGCGGCCGCGGGTCGGCAACGTCGAGGCCCATTGGGAATGCCTTGGTGGCATCGACGTGGACCCGGCCGGCCTCCGCGACTTCGAGCGCCTGGCCGGCGTCCCGGGCACCCTGCTGGACCTCTTCACCCGCGACCAGTACGTGCGGTTCCACGGCAAGGAGCCGCCGGCAGGCTGGCGGGAGGCGACCCCGGAAGATATTCGGCGCGCCGCCGGCGGGCGCCGGCCGGATGCCGTGTTCATCAGTTCCCCCTGCAAGGGCGCCAGCGGCCTGCTGTCCGAGAAAATGAGCCTGACCCCGAAGTACCAAGCCCTCAACGAGCTGACGCTGCGGTCCATCTGGCTGATGGGCGAGGCCTGGGCGGATGACCCGGTGCCGCTGATCGTGTTCGAGAACGTCCCGCGCCTGGCCACCCGCGGCCGGCACCTGCTGGACCAGATCAACAGCCTGCTGGGCAGCTTCGGCTACGCGGTGGCCGAGACGACCCACGACTGCGGCGAGCTGGGCGGTCTGGCCCAGAGCCGTAAGCGCTTCCTGCTGGTGGCGCGCCACGTCGAGAAGGTTCCGCCCTTCCTGTACGAGCCGGAGAAGAAGAGCCTGCGCGCCGTCGGCGACATCCTCGGCCGCATGCCGCTGCCCGGGGATATCGAAGCCGCCGGCCCGATGCACCGAGTTCCGTCGCTGCAGTGGAAGACCTGGGTGCGGCTCGCCCTGGTGCGCGCCGGCAGCGACTGGCGCAGCTTGAACGACTTGGCGATCGAGGATGGCCATCTGCGCGACCTGATCATCGTGCCGGAGTATCGCTCGGGCTACATGGGCGTCCACGGCTGGAACGACAGCATGGGCACCGTCGCCGGCCGCAGCAGCCCCACGAATGGCGCCTTCTCGGTCGCCGACCCGCGCTACGAGCAATCCGCGCGCTGGAACCACGGCCAGCAGTTCGGCGTGCTCGACTGGCGCGAAACGGCCGGCACCATCACCGGGCAGAAGTCCCCGGGCCAGGGCAAGTTCGCTGTCGCCGACCCGCGCGGCGAGAGCTTCGGCAAGTACCCAGTCACCGACTGGCAGGACCACGCCGGCACCGTGATCGCCGCCAGCACCACCGGCCAGGGCGCATTCGCCGTGGCGGACCCTCGCCCCAGCGGCGTGCGCCACAACAACGTGTTCCGCGTGGTCAGCATGGACAGCCATTGCGGAACCATCACCAGCGGCCACTCGCCGAGCTCCGGCGGCCAAGCCGTAGCCGATCCCCGGTACCACAACTGGCACCCCGGGGCGAGCAGCCGCAAGCTGAACGTCCTGCCCTGGAAGGGCACTGCCGGCACCGTCACCGGCTCCCAGCAGGTGGCCAGCGGCGCGCTGTCGATCGCAGATCCGCGCGTGCTCAATCGCACCAAGGGCGACCACTACCTTACCGGCGGGCACTACGGCGTTGTCGGCTTCGACCAGGCCGCCGGCGCGGTTTCCGCCAGCGCGCGGCACGACAACGGCCGGTGGAGCGTCGCCGACCCGCGCATGCCGGCGGCGAACGACCGGCTGACATGCATCATCCAGTCGCTGGACGGCACATGGCACCGGCCCTTCACGACCCTTGAACTCGCCGCACTGCAGAGCCTGGTCGACCCCGAAGAGCAGTTGGTGCTCGACGGCCTGAGCGACAGCGACTGGCGCGAGCGGATCGGCAATGCCGTGCCGCCAGCCGCGGCCGAGGCCATCGCCGGCGTGATGGGCACCACTCTGCTGCTGGCCGAGCAGGGCGAGACCTTCATGCTCAGCAATACGCCGATCTGGGTGCGCCCGGTTGCGGTGGCGTTGAGCGTGGCTCCACAGGAGGCGCAACCGTGAACACCGAACAGTTCATTCGCAACGCAGCCGCGCGCGGGCTTTCCCGCCGCGCCACCATGCACGCGCTCGGCATGGGCCCCTGGAAGTTCCGGGAGCTGCTGACCCTGATGCCGGACATCACCTGGCCGGCACGCGGATGCTCAGCCGACCACCAGCGTGCGAACGAGCAGAAGCGCGGACGCTGCACGCCGGCGCAGGCCGCGGCGCTGGAGCGCGCACACGAACGCTGGAGCGAGAGCCGACGCTTCACCGTCGACGGCGTGACCGGGACGATCGCCGAGCTGGTGGAGCACTTCCAGAGCCCCGTCCACGCAACGACCGTCCGCCGCCGCGTCGCCGCCGGCATGAGCCTGCGCGACGCACTCATCACCCCGCGCCAGCAGCCCAAGCCCGGGCGCCGGCATCCCTGGAACCGCTCACAGCAGCAGGTGCAGCCATGATGACGAACCAGAACCACCCCGACGATCACCTTGCCATTGAAGCGCTCCACAGCCGCTATCTCGATGTCCTGACCGGACGCACCAGCGATCACCTCCTGATGTTCCAGGACGAGGCCTACGCGCTTGGCCGCGCCCGGGGCCGCCTGGACGTGTTCCGTTTCGACCTGCACCTGGAGCGCCAGCGCCGGTTCAGCGAACGCACGTTCGGGCCTGGGTCGCGCGCCGCTGGCGTCGTCGACCACATCCGCAAAGAGTTGCGCGAAATCGAAGAAGCCCCCGGCGACCTGGCCGAGTGGGTCGACGTTGTGATCCTGGCCCTGGACGGGGCTTGGCGCACCGGCGCCACTCCCGCGCAGATCATCGACGCCCTGCTGGCAAAGCAGGCGAAGAACGAGTCGCGGTCCTGGCCGGACTGGCGCACGGCGCCGGCCGACAAGGCGATCGAGCACGACCGCGCGGACGAGCCGATCGACGACAACACCTACTTCGTCCACCGCAATGCCGGCAAGAAGGTGTTCGTGAAGCACGGTCCCTTCTTCCTGGAGCAGGGCGGCCTGACCCAGGACTGGGGCAAGGGCTGGACGCGCATCAAGGCCAGTTCCATCGAACATGCCCGCGAGATCGGGGAGGAGTTGCTGCCGTGATCCAGCGCATCTACCTCGCCGGGCCTATGACCGGCCTGCCGGAACACAACTTCCCCGCGTTCCACGCCGAAGCCGCGCGCCTGCGAAGCCTCGGGTACCAGGTCGAGAACCCCGCCGAGCACGGCGAGATTCCGGGCTTCGAGTGGGCCGACTACCTGCGGCTCGACCTGCAGAAGCTGCTCACCTGCCAGGCAATCGCCCTGCTGCCGGGCTGGATGGACTCGAAGGGCGCCAGGCTGGAGTTCACCGTGGCCACCAACCTGGGAATGCGCGCTCTGCACGCGGAGCACATCACCGGTCCAGCGGAGGATGCACGATGAGCGCCGAGTACCACATGCACCTGTCCCGCCTGGCGTCCCTGGTGGGCGGGTATCACTACCGATACGGCAGCGAGGTACAGCTTCACCAGGCTCTCTCCACCGTCCTGACCGGCGCCGGCTTCGAGCATGAGCGCGAGGTGGCGCTCGACGCACGTAACCGCGCGGACTTCTGGCTGGAGGGGATCGTCATCGAGGTGAAAGTAGACGGCTCCCTCGCCGCCGCACTTCGGCAGTGCCAGCGCTACCTGGCCCTTCCGCGGGTCCACGCTGTGCTGCTCGCCAGCACTCAACGCTGGGCCGATACCGCCATGGCCAAGCGGCCGGAGTTGGCGGGCAAGCCCTTCCACATTGTCAGGCTGAGAAGGCAAACGCTATGACATCAACCACCTACGGCCGGATCGTCTACAACGGCCGGTACTGGCGGATCACATGCGAACCACAGGTGCGCGCCAGGTTGAAGCGGGTATTTCCGCGTGTGCCGCAGGCTCCGGGTGAGCATATCGACCTGCTCGGCAGCCCCGAAAACAGCCGGGAACTGCTGTGGTTCCTACAGCGCTACCCAATGGAGATCGACACGGACGCACAGGAATCGCTCAAGCAGTTGGCGCAGCAGCACCATCAGATGGAGCAGAACCTGGCCGAACTGGTCGCTGGGCGGATGCCGATGCCGGCATTCAAGCTGGCCAAGCCGCCGCGCGAGTACCAGCGCTTCGCGGGCGCCCAGGTCACGATCCGCGGCGGCCTGCTGCTGGCGGACGACTTGGGCTTGGGCAAGACCATCACTGGGATATGCCCGATGGCGGAACCCGGCAACCTGCCGGCGGTCGTTGTCTACCCTGCCGCCCTCCCGAACCACTGGCCGGAAAAGCTCGCCGAGTTCGCTCCGAACCTGCGCGTGCATCACATCCGCAAGGGCCAACCCTACCCGCTGGTCCGCCAGCCACGCCAGCGCATCCCGGACCTCTGGGACACGCTGCCCGACGTGATTCTTGTCAGCTATCACAAGCTCAGGGGCTGGGCCGATGTCCTGGGCGAGATCGTGCAGTACGTGGTCTTCGAGGAATGCCAGCAGCTCAGGAACCCAAGCAGCAATATCTACCAGGCCTGCGAGTACTTGGCGGGGCAGGCACGCCTGCGGATGGGCCTGACCGCGACGCCCATCTACAACTACGGCTCCGAGTTCTACCACGTCGTCAACCCACTGATCCCGGACTGCCTGGGCAGTTACGACGAGTTCCTGCGCGAGTGGTGCGTGGGCGGCAGCGTTGGCGAAAAACCACGCCTGAAGGACGCCGAGCAGTTCGGCGCCTACCTGCGTCGGGAGGGAATCATGCTCCGGCGCACCCGGGCCGAGGTCGGCCGAGAACTTCCGGCGCTCTCGAAGATCCCGCACGAGATCGAGTCGGACGGCGCGGCCCTGGAGCGGATCACCGGCGACGCGGTAGCACTGGCCAAGACCATCCTGGCTCACAACGAGGCCTACCGCGGCGAGAAGATGCGTGCGGCCGGCGAGTTCGACCAGTTGGTGCGCCAAGCCACTGGCGTCGCGAAGGCGCCATACGTCGCGGAGTTCGTCCGCCTGCTACTGGAAAGCGGACAGCAGGTGCTCCTGTTCGGCTGGCACCGTGAGGTCTACAGCATCTGGCGGGAGAAGTTGGCCGACTACAACCCCGTCATGTACACCGGCACCGAGTCGCCAAAGGAGAAACAGGCCGCGAAGGACGCATTTGTCGCCGGCGACAGCCGCCTGATGCTGATCAGCCTACGCGCCGGCGCAGGCATCGATGGCCTGCAACACGCCTGCAGCACGGTGGTGTTCGGCGAACTCGACTGGTCGCCGGGCGTGCATGAGCAATGCATCGGCCGGATACACCGCGACGGCCAGCGCGAGCCTGTGCAAGCGTTCTTCCTGATCTCCAACGAGGGAAGCGACCCGATCGTCTCCGACGTTCTGGGGGTCAAGCTCGAGCAGATCGAGGGCGTGCGCAACCCAGGCGAGCACCTGGTAGAACGCCGCGACCTTGGCGAGAACCAACTGCGCCAACTCGCCCAGCGCTTCCTCGCCGATCACGGCGTCAAGGTTCCGCGCACCAGCCATCCAACCCCGATTCACCAGCAACCGCCGTTCGAACTTACCTGAGCACCGCAATGAACCGCCCCACCATCTGCCGCACCACGGGCCAACGGATAGGCCTGTGCAAATGCTTCCGCTGCCGGCCGCCGGCGCCGGAGCAACCGGAGACACCACCATGTCCTCTACCCAACACCAACTGATCGAGCAGTGCACCATCCGCCTGCGCGGCATCGTCGAAGCCCTGGACAACATCCACGAGACCAGCCCGCAGCGCTGGTCAACGGACCTCGACGACGTTCACTCCTCAGCCGAGAGCCTGCTGGCCCTCATCAATGACCAGGCGCCGCCGTCCGAAGACCAGT